CAATGCGCTTAGTCATATCCACATCCTGAATATTAGCATCCATAGACTTTATGACATATGGCCTTTCTTTTCTTGTATCTATACTATGCTGCTGCATTGGGTTGTTTTTGTGGCTGTTCGTTTCCCGGTATCTGCAATTCTATTTGTGGTGCATAACCATTTGTCTGCATCCATTGATCAAACTCATACTTATAAAACATATTAGGGTCTGTCCCTAATCTTTCATCACCTATCTGTTCACGCCAATCATCAAGTGTTATAAGATTATTCTCCCATTGCACAGCAAGAGCATTATTCATAGCAAGCCTTCCCTGTCCAGTATCTCTCATAGATTCCTGTAGTGATTCAACATCATCATATACTAATTCTAATTCTATATTCACATCAGATAGATTTAAACCAATTTCAAATTGTTCTGTTATTACCTTTGATTCAGGTATTATAGTGTCCTGATATAATTTTTTACCTGCCTCATTTTTATTTGCGTAAGTCTGTCCCTTTGTATTGGAAAGTAATTCGTAAGGATAACCAAACACATCACATATATCCATTATATCGCGCTCATGTTCTTCAAACAGACCTAATTCTTTTACGTTCATAGCCATTTGCTGATACTTCAGATTTGCATTTGTTATAAGCAACTGCCATTGGTTATTGGTAAGTCCGTATTGTCTATAATCACGTTGCAGTTCTTCTTTCTCATCTGGCTTTAGTGGCACATAGTTGACATCTCCCTTTCCTGTATCGTTTGATAATAAACCTAAAGCACCACGTCTTGTTACGAGTACATTCCTGCTTTCTATTGCTGCTATCAATGTTGAGATTGGACGCTGTAAAGACATTATCCTGCTTTCAGGAAGCCATGTATATTGATTAATGAGCGTAGATCCAGGGTCTTTGAACAATATTAATTCATTTTCTGGTATCTCAGTTGCTTCTCCATTCCAATTGAATATTACTTTCCTTTCAACCAAACCGTTTGTAAACTGAAAAAATGGATTATTTATAGGTGACACAGATACATACCATGGAGGCAATAACCATATAGATGATGGTATATCTGCAAATCCTTCTGCATAAATAGGGTATCCATAACAATACCCCCTCATCGCCATAAATATGTACAACTGTGTTAAAAACTCTGTACCTGTCTGCATTAAATTTGGCCTGTCAAAGAGCTTTTTCCATTGTTTATCCAAACCACGAATCTCACCGCCTGTTGTTGATTTTATAAATTGCAGCTCACCATTCGCGAATGCAGCAGCTTTTTTAGAAACTATCGCAGCTAACGGAGAACATAGTTCAAATATGCGCTTATAGTCCATTGCTGTTGCGACACGTTCCCACTGCACTTCATTGTTGTAGCTGAAGAACGAAATCCCTTGTGGGACCATAGAGCTTACATCAAGCTGCTGCGCGTTACCCCAATCAGTCAGATTCATTTATAACCCGTTCTGATATTTTTTCCCAATCACCATATTTGAACTCAACAGTTTTATCGTCAATAAGTATAAGCCTTGTTGTTATAATCCATGCGTACAAATACTCATATTCACCAAGCCATACAATATTATTTCCCACACGTTTCGGAAGCCAAGCAAAATGTGATACTGTTTTTGTATCGCCATTCTTCAGGTTGTGTACTTCTTTAGCTTTCCAGATCATATTTAAAAAGAAAAAGCACCACACGCGTTACCGCATATGGTGCTTTGAAAACACTCTATTAACCCCACGTTATAAAAAACCGCCAACTATCCTAAGACAATTGGCGATCGAAGTCGCTCTAACTAAAACTTAAATGTTACTAAAACTTAATTATTTACTTACTAATTGGTAAATTCTACTTACTACTAAGTAAAATTATATAATTTATTTAATAAACAAAAAAATATTTAAAAATTTGAGTAAATGCCTTCTCCGGTTGTGTCGAAATGCGATTTATCAGCAAGCCATATAGTTTGATATTCATTTAGCCATCCTGCTGAAGTATCATAGTATCTCGACCCGCTTACCTGGCACCTGGAGTAAATCATTGTGGTATCAAAACATTGTGGCGTGATAAAACAGTTATAGATAACCTCTGCGCTATCGTTTTTCTGAAACGTCCATACAAATAACTTTTGGCCTTTGTAAACAACAAAGCTCGTATCATGTGAGGTAAAGCAATGTATTGTGTCTCCTTTATCGAACTCATTCCAAATAGATATATTATCCCAATTACGTATGAAATGGTGAATAGTGTCAACTTTTGTTGTACCGGTTGGAGTTGGTATGTCTGTCTTATGGCATGCGGTGAATAAGATAAGTAGTGGTAGTAGTTTTTTCATATCCTTTTGCAGTTAGGTCGGTTTTCGCTGATAAAGGTAAATCCAAAATATTTATAAACATAGACCATTTCTGTTAATGAGCCATTATACATCTTATGCATCATTTCACGCACACAGCCACAACGTACACACCTGTCCTGTCTGAACCAAAAACCGTCTTTATCTAACTTCTTTTTCCCTCTGTCCCAGAGATGGTAATTCATACATAATCTTCAACAAATGATATACCAAAATCAAGTAATAAAGTAGTAATAACTACCTCTTAACAACGTTTATCGCACCACATCTAATGCACTTAATAGTCCCTGATGCCATTTCAAATTCTCCCAACTTATGATTACAAGCCTTTCCATTTCTTGTACCACCACACCTTGCGCTGTTGCCCTCGTTTATAGCGCCTACTTTTTGCTTAATAATTGCCTTTTTCAGTTCCTTGTTTTGTAGTTGTGTATGTAACATGATTGCTTATTTAGGTAAATGACCATTTATTTTTATATAATTATCCCAATCAGATTTATAATTATCTCGTTCATTAGATAGATATTTTTCTTTCAAATGCCAATCAGAACGCATTAAATCACTGCCAAATGATATGAAGTTATATTTTGGATAGTTTATATCTTTAAAATAGTTTTCATTATACTTATCTGATTCAAAACGATATTTTCTCTCATACCGACGAAGCCATATTTTTCTGTTTCCCTCTATTCTAATTGGTATAAAAGCAAAACATCGCCTATACTTTACATCTAATTCATACTGTTTTTTTATATTGAATACCATATAAATAATTTAAAATAATCTACCGGCGCATAAACAGAAATAACGTAATGTGTCCATAAAGTGATTACTCTCATCAACCGGAACGTTTAATAGTTTACCAGTCTTTTTATCTTCTGCCCAACGATATTTACGGTATTCCATCCATGCATTATGACTATCTTCTGTGATAAATACTTCATATTGTTTTAGCTTCTGTATGCCAGCGTCTATACTGTCTTGTCCTTTGCTTGCTGCCAAGACTGTAAATCCTTTTTTTAATTGCTTTTGCAACTTAACTATAGTTTCTTCGCTACATTCATAACCACATTGGAAAGCAAGTAGTTTAACGGCTTCCGATGTCAAATCCCAACCGATACGCAATTCAACAATACTTTTGGGCTCTGCACTATCTGCAATTATCATACTACTACTATCACAACCAATAAAGAATAAATGACAGGCAATCTGTAGATTGTTTTGTTCCTTCTTATATAGTTTTTCACACCCATAAATAGCTCTATTATGAGTGCTGAATTGACTAATAGCTGTAGGATCATTACTAAACCCAAAATCAATTACGGTAATGATCGGGTAATCAACAGGCATTGATTTTATAGGTTTCCAGTTTGTATAGATTTGCCCACGCAGTTCACCACGTTGGCCTAAGCCATATACTTTATACCCTTCCGGATCATTGAGTTGTAGCCATTCAATTTCAGAGAGTTGCCCGGCAGTAAGAAACGGATTATCTCTATATGTAGTAGTAATGTAAGCGCAATCACTTCTGGTAAGTATTTTGTCATATACCCATGATTCAGGATAAGACGGATTATAATCGAGTATTACCTTGTCAGAGGTCCTAAATAATAGCTGCTGTACAACATCCCATGGTAATTCCGGCCCTTCGTTCATGTACAAGACGTGCCGTTTGCGGCCTCTTATCTTCTCATTATCGTCGCCGCTAAAATAATCAACAAGATTATTGTTGTATCTGTATTCTTTATCGGTAAGATTGTGTAGATTGCCATTATATAATTTAGCTTCTCTTCCTATTTCCTCAAAATCGCGCATGACTGTAGCCTTTAGCGCTGGCAATGTCTGCCTGACTATACTGTATTGTATCCCATGATATTTATAGAGGTTGCGCCAAAGGAACTGAATAACTGAGTATGTTTTGCCAGAGCGTGTTCCTCCTGGCATTGCAAATATTCGATAATTTTTAAACTCGCTCTCTAAAAAGACAAGGTTAGGATTATATTTTGTTGATTTGCCTACATATTTTGTAGTAAGATCGTGCATCTATTCAGTATCTTCTATTGGTTTGGTTAGCCAGTCGGGAGTAGAATTAATATCTATAGTAGTTTGTTGAACAATCTTATCCTGATAATCCAATGCACTGTTATTAATTAATAAAAACTTTGTAAAACCTTCTTTAAATACGCCAGCAGTAGCTAATTCAATCCTCTGGTTAGCAATTCGCTGTTTCGCATGTATAATTATTGGAAAAAAATCTTCGTACCCCTCAGCCCGTTGGTAGTTCAGTAATGTTCTTGAATCCACATTTAACCAAAGCGATAAGCCCTCAATTGTGTATGGGCGTTGCTGTGTTATTTGTACCGGTTGACCGCTACTCTTATCTAACTGGGTATGCCATATTTGTAAGGGATTGGTATCACACCAATTAAAATACTCTTCTATTTCTTTGGTTAAATCTTTGGGGGATGTGAATGCATTTGGCCTACCTCCATTATATCCGAACTTATTTCCTTTTGGTGCTGGCATTCTATCTATAAGTTTCTATAACTTCTTATAAAGTTACGTACTGTTTATCAATAGCTCAACATTTATTTTTTGTTCCACGTGAAACTATTGGTAATAGAGCATTTTAGTATAGTGTCAGTAATCCCAACGGGATCACTGATTTAGGGGCTTAATTGCCCCTTTTTTACTGTCAAAAGCCGTATCAAAGCACTATGCAGTAGGTTTTGCAATAACAGCTATAGTACTTCAATGGTAGTTGAATAGCCTTTGATATTCCCATATTGTTTAACAAATGCTCAACATTGTTTATCTTGTGTAAAATTGTTAAACAAATTCCATTAACAATACAATAACATATCATTAACATGAAAGGTATTGACAAATCAAAATAAGTTGTATCTTTATATCATAATTAAAAACAAACGTTATGAAACTGAAAAACATACCATCTGGCAATTATACTAAAATCAGTGCAGTTTATGTACCATTGATTGAGAGCTACGGAACATGCTGCGAAAATTGCGGGCGCTTAATTGCTAATATAGTTACCGTAAAAAACGAGGATACTAATACCCAATATATGATTGGACAAGATTGCGCAAAGACATTATTTAGTTCTGAGATTAATAATGAGATTGATAGAGACATAAAAAGCCAGATTGCAATTAAAAAAAGAATTGAAGCCGATAAACAACGTGCCGAAAAGGCGCTAGTATTACAAAAAAGATTAGAGATATTAAGTGAATTTAACAACGCATGCCGTGAGGCTGGTATTGTGAATGATAACTGCAATGAAATATGGGCTAAGCAAAAACACGATGAAATATTGACAGTATTTGAAACGAGATATAACACCTATGTGAGTCGTAAAAGAGCTTCCTGAGAAGGTTAACTGACGAGGCTTTAATAGCCGAAACGGCGAAAGCCGTATTAACCAAGTAAAATAGATTAATAAAATATGCGCCAATCAATAATGCAGACATGGAATGAGTTAACAGCACTTAAATTTCCAATTAATGGTTTACCAATATATTTTGAATATACTTCTAAATATCGGCGAGTTCTAGTGTTGAAAGACGCTAATACATGGATCTTAAAGGTGTCATACAAGGGATCTGCAAAAAATATTCCTCGTTGGGAAAAGACGTTTGGAGATAAAGAAACATGTTTTGGTTGGGCAAATGTCCAGGTTGATAATAGAAACATTATTGTTTCTCCTGCTTTTACTATCGTTGAGGCAAAAGGCAATATATTAATAAACAGTACTACTAACAAAAATAAGGGTAAATGAGCAAACAACGCAAGCCCGGTTCAGGAGGTGCAGTCTTATGAAGCCTAAACCAAAATCAACGCACGGGGGCGCTCGCAAAGGCGCTGGGCGTAAATCAGAAAACAAGATAGAGGGTGAAGTGAAAAAACGCTTCACTATTCGCTTATATGCTACCCAAGCCGGACGACTTGTAAAAACATTCGGATCTATTCAAAAAGCAATTGATAGTTTATAACTATGGCATCCTTCTACTTCGATCTCCGAAAGTATGTAAACAAACGTGGTGAGCAACCTGTTTGTCTTGTTATTATCATTGATCGCAGGGTGAGCTATAAATCTACCGGATATAGCGTAAAGGCTACCCAATGGGACAATATAAAAAAGCGTATAAAACCCTCCCATCCCAATAGCGTTGAATGGAATGAGGTCATTGAGCAGAAACTAAATGAAGCGCGAGCATTTTACAGCAGTCTTGATAAAACATCGAAACCGACCGTTAAGGCTGTTTCCAATGCTATTATGCTTGGCGATACATTTAAAGGCATAGCAGAGCATTATGAGAGTGCATTTCGCGATAATGGGCAAATAGGTACAGCAAATAGATATAAGTCCAATATTGCCATGATAGAGCAGATGTACCCGGGTATAAAAATTGGTTCTCTAAATAACCAATGGGTTGCCACTTTTAGAAAACGATTAGAAAAGAAGTACGCTGCAAATACTATTGTGTCAAAACTGCGCTTTGTGAATGCTATAATAAACAAGGCAGTTGCCGATAACCTTTACCCTTACAATCCTATGGCTACTGCAAAAAAAGGCTCATTTAAGCCGCCGCAAAAGCAATTAATGACATTTAAGGAGATCGACGCTTTATTTTACTATCAGCCAGACAGTTATTGGAAACGTATTGCAAAACTCACAGCATTATTTAGTTATTATGCGGTTGGTGCGAGGTTTAAAGATGTATTGCTAATAAAGAAATCAGCGATATATACCGAAGATAAGATAAAGCGTTTGCGATGGCACCCATTTAAAACATTGCATACAACAAGTGAAATAATGGATATCCCCATTTCTCACAGACTGCAGACTATAATAACAGAACTAAAAAACGACACGCAAACGATAAGCGGTCTGATTAATCCTTCTCTTAACCCTGAAATGCTGCACAGGGAGTTGTCAAAGGTGCAAGCACAAATAAACAAAACGTTTAAAACGGTCCTGTTAGAATGCCATATTTCTAAAAACCTGTCGTTTCACGACATGCGCAGGGCATTTTCCAACCACGCACAGGAAATAGGTAAGAATATCTATATGACCAGCCATTTAATGGGACATGATAAAGTAGCAACTACTGAAATATACCTCGGAAAAGATAAGCGCGGAATGGATGAGTTATTGAAAAGTATTTATAATTAGTAGTCCCTATATCCTATATTTTATCCCTATTATTAACTGCATAGCATTGAAGGTGTGATTTAGGTAAGAAGAGCTCACATAATAATCGGAGTTTTTATTTTTCACTGAAAGATAATCATATTCTCCATTGATATAAATCAATAAATGCTTGCTTAATTTGAAATTACTGCCAATATTACCACCTATGCAATAGCCTCGTTGTTTTTCAGTAGCGAATGCAAAACCACCATCAAATCCGCCATAAATGTCAAACCTTTTAATTTTTACAATATAGTTAGCAAAAACTTTTGGAGTATACAGGGTACTGTAAATAACGGTGTGGGGCTCGTAATTATATGGATTGTGGTAGTTTACAGATACTTCATAAGCATTTACATCGACGCCAAATTGGTAATGTTTCTTTAGTATGTAGGATAACCTAATATCCAAATTGATGTTTGTAGGTTGCGTAGGGTTCCCATATACTAAAGAATATGTTAGTGCAGACATTCCAAGTACTGGTTTTATATTCGTCTTACAAATCCCACCTCCTACACCTATCTCTATTTGGGCATGACAAATTGCTGGAAGTAATAATAATGTAAATAATAGATTTCGCATATTTTATTGAATTTTTTTTCTTAGTCCATAAGTTATTACAAAGATCATATCTATCTTATCAATTTTTATTGTCTTTTTCCCCATATACCGTTCGTCTGGGTTGCTATTTGAAAGAGTAATCAAATCACCCTCGATCTTTTCTACTACATATATACGCTCTGATTTGCTTTTAAAAACTACATAATAAGAGCGACCAAAATCAATATCTTCAATATCTATCTTGGTGATTAAAATGTTTTCTCCAGGCTTATATTCTGGACTGCAATTTTCCTCTCTTACAGTTACCATTATCGTTTGGTTATTAACTACTGTGTCTGGAATGCGGTATAGTTGGCCCGGTTTATCCTCTGTCATTATTAATATATTTTCACCTCCCTCTTGAAGGTCATTAACAATCGCGGGATAATTATCCTTTATAAAAGATACGCTTGGGTAGGACGGTATCCAGCTATTTCTGTGGTCAGGTGTCGGGAGAAGTGTTCTAAATGCATTTCGATAATCGTCAACATGTAAATCTAATGATTGATTTTTATCTTTTTGTACTTGACTTTGTGGAATTTTATTTGTATTAGTAATAAACATTTCACCTTCTTCTGTGAGAAGATAATTCCTACTAATTGTAGGAAATTTTGCTACAATCAGATTGATTATCTCTGAATTCAAGTCGCTATTTCTACGAATTGCATTATCTAATCTCGATCTTTTTACACCAATTTCCTTTTCAAACTCATGAATTGAGTAGCGCATTTTTTCCAATAAAGGCTTTAAAATGTTTGCTTTAGCCATTATAAATAAAAATATTTAAAAATATTTCGACAAATTGTTGCATAATTCCTACAATTGTCGCTATCTTTGTATCAACATTAAAAGTTAGTATCAAATGTACACATCAGAGTACAATATCAAAAATTTAATAGCTGGGTTACAGGAGTTAAAGCATCAGCTCGAACCATCAGATATAATAGAGATCTGCGCACTTGAAAAATTACACTATAACACGGTTGGCAAATACTTAAATGGAAACGTTAAAACACTTCCTATTGGTAAAGCCATTTTAGACCGTGGTCGTGAAATTTTAAAAAAGAAACAAACTCACGCTGCTTAACCATCAAACGACATTCCAATGCGCAAGTTCATTAACAAAATATCATTTGACTACGTAATGGAAATGATATTACTGGCTTTGATAATCACAGGTTATGGACTTGCATTGTTAACAGCTAATTAAGAAACGAATAACAAAATGGAAGCAGTAGCAATATTCACAGAGGAACAAATAAACAAGCTGGTTTTTGCCGCCGTTGAACATGCAATGAGCAAACTACCTGTTCCTATTAATAATAATGTGGTTGAGGAAGAACTATTATCAGCAAAAGAAGCAATGGCATTATTGGGTATTAAAACAGCTAAACGTTTTATCTCTTACCGTAAACAGCATAAGATAAAATCTATGCGCACCGGCAAGGGAAACATGTATAAGAAAACCGACTTAATAAAATGAATAAACTAATCAGCTTCCACGGGAAGCAGGAAATCAAAGACAAGTATGTCGCCCGTGTAAAGGCACACTCAATGGCCGACGAGATTGTTCAAGGTAAATATTGGGAAAACGGAAAAGGATGTGCCGTTGGATGCACTGTTCATTCAGATAATCATAGTGCCTACGTGGATGAATTAGGCATCCCAAGAATTATAGCGAGGCTTGAAGATAGAATATTTGAAGGGCTTACCAATGAAGGAGCAAAAACTTTTCCGCTTGAATTTTTGGAGGCTATTCCGGTTGGTGTGGATTTAGAACCTGTTTGGAGAAATTTTCTTGTTTGGCTATTGGTGGATGCAAAAGAAGGGGTGATCCTGTATGCTAAAAATCAGGAGACAAAGGATGTTATCAAAAAAGTAGCTGATAGTATTACCAAGAATTGGCAGAGCTGAGAAAAATATATGCTGCTGCTGTTGCTGCTGCTGATGCTGTTGCTGCTGATGCTGCTGCTTATGCTGCTGCTTATGTTGCTGCTGATGCTGCTGCTGCTTATGCTGCTGATGCCAAGCATCTTAAGTATGAATCTATGCGAGAAAAATTGATAGAACTACTAAAAACAGCATCATGACACTGCTGCAATCAAAAATATACAAATGAAAAATTTCAGATTATACGATAACAAAGAAAAGAACTATTTGAATAGTGTTAATTACAACACACTTGAATGGGCTAATACAGATAAAGAACAATTTCTATCTGAAGGTAACTACCCAGATGATCCCCACACGGTAATATCAGTTCATGAATTTAATGACAATGATTTTGTTAGAGATGCTACTTGGGATAAAATACATGAAAATATCTAATCATGGAAATGCATGTCTCAAAAATACTCTTAGCATTCGCATTCTGCACAACAATAGCAGCAGTTAAATGTAGCGGGCAAAGTAAAGCTGAAATAAGAGACGCTAAGGCAAGATACCTGAATGATACAGTAAAAGGCTTGCGAGCTATCGACAGCCTATACTACAGGGGGCTTGTAGCTATACATCACGACACACATGGCCTTTACACTATCCGTAACAACAGGAAACATTATTTACCTCAGCCAATAAAAACAGCTTTATGAAATACCAAATAGGTGAAGAAGTGATAATTAAGACTTCCTGTTCAGATGGAGATGAAAAAGTTAAAATACATGAAATTATCAATGAAAATTATATAGCCTATTCAATTAATGGTTGGGGTTGCTATATCACTGACGAACATATAGATCACAAGGCCACTTTAATATACCATAAAATAAAAAAAATTTGCTCCCCATTAAAATAAAACAGCCCCGCGATCACGAGGCTATCTCTTAACAAATAAAATATAAAAGTATGAACACAAAAGTAAAGAAATATTTCGAATTCCAAATACCAATCTCTGAAAAGAGTACGGTTGACAAAACCAAGCTATTTCATCATGGAGACCTGGAAGTGCATTATGAAGCTGTATGGTTCAGCAAAGACGAAATAGAAACCTGCATAACCGATTTGCTTTATATCACAGAGGATAGCACAGGCAAGCAGGTTAAGCAAAGCGTCCTGCACCTTATCTCAATGTGCAATTATGATGATCTCGATATTGACTTTATACAGGATGCAATTAAGTCTAATGTAGAATGGCAGTTTGCGGGATTTGAGCCAGAGTATGATGAACCACAAACACAACACCTGCATCCAGTTTTTCAAAACATTTGCAACTCATTTTTCCCACCTATTACAAAAACAGCATAAATATGATAACTGAGTGCATTGAAATAAATTTTAATTGGCGGTTTTCAAATGAGAATGGCGAAGAATTTGACAATAGAAAAGTGGGATTAAACAATGTCATTAAGATACTTTCTGCCACCAATCTGACAGGATGTTTTATGAGATTGTTTATTCAGATGGGAAAATTGAAAGAATTATTCAATCCTAATTCAATATCACTTTTAAACAGGGCATAATGAGACAGATAAAATTCAGAATGTGGGATGTTATTGATAAGCACTTTTATAATGATGGCTTTAGCATTGCAATGGACGGAACAGCTTGGTATGATGACAATGACAGATCGTGTCCGCTCGATGAATCGTATATACTTCAGCAATTCACTGGCCTACAAGATAAGAACGGCATAGACATTTACGAAGGAGATATTGTGAAGCATTCAACATGTCCAGATGGAACTTTTATATCTCCAGAAAAATTTTATTTGATTGCATGGAATAAATCGGGCTTTACTATTTGCCTGGATGGAATATCTAATTCATTTCTGTTAGATGAAGGTTGGGGTTCAATATTAGAAGTAGTTGGGAATGTTTATGAGCATCCTCACCATTTAAAACAAACCACATAATGGAAAAGATACCTTTTGCTGCACTCATTTACGCTATGCTATTCTTTGGCTTTGTCATGCTGATAAGCAGGCCAATCTGTAACTATCTCATTCATCACATCAATAAGAACTTATGAAACGCATTATTCAATCCATCCATCGCATGTTCCTTGAGCCGGAACCACAAGTAAGCTATATGTCCTTACTCGCTGAGGACAGGCTTATAAAGCGCAATATAGCAGCAAGCACTACATATGCAGACCTAATGAACTGTGAGCGAATGATAACAACGCTTGAGGATAAGCATAAGGATATACAATTTGCGACTGACACAATAGCTACAGGTCTTAGGAGCAGGGTTAAACGCCGTGAATGGCAACTTATTATTGATTACTCATTTCAAATGAACTGATATGAAGGTAGGATCATTGGTTGAATGTATAAAACATTGCGCTGAATTTGATTCTTTGAAAGAATATGGAAATATAATACCCTAAGTCGGGGAGATATATACAATCAGAGGGTTTGATAAAAGTGATGGCGACACTGGGATTTACTTAGAAGAAATAATAAACCCTAATCAATTATATATACAAGGATTCACTGAATGTATTTTTCTTATTGAATGCTTCCGTGAACTGCAATCTCCTATGGACTTATCAGAATTATTCACCGAAACTGTAACAGCTTAAAAATGTGCTTTAATTAAATATTATGACTACGTCTGAACAGGCTGGAAGAATAAAAGTTAATAATCCCAGGATAGGGTGTGCATATCATTTGGCGTGGGCAAATACTGGTTGCTGGTGGATATTAAAACAATTATCAGAAGACGGAAATTGTGTATTAGAAACACCTTCAACAAAGAAGCAGATTAAAGCCAAAACAGATGATTTGAGGCATACAAAGAAAAATCAACGTAAAATATATGACACGCAAACAGAAGATACACGACTTTTTCCTAACCGTTCTATTGATAGTAAAAAATAATAAAAGATAATGGAAGACATATTTATCGACTACATCGGCTTAGCAATAACAGAACCTGAATAAAAAGATATACATGGAGTAATGATTGCACTACAAACAGGTTTGCACCGATATTAATGCAAGGTAGGTGTTCTCGAAGGGGCTGGGCTTATAACCAGGTAAAAAGAAACATGGCAAATGCAACCCTTCAAAAGCAATTATGACACCTCGGAAAGACGGGGACTTTTTAAAAACACTCTTAAAAACTTTAAATAAAATGGAAAGTTTAACACTAACAAAGGAGCCAACATTCATTGAACAAGAACTAAAAAAGTTCAATGTTACAGATGCTGCTATAAATGAATTAGCCAATAAGTATTTGCCTTTAACAATAAACGGCATTGCTGATAGAAAGGGCTACAACGAAGTAGATGAAGCAAGAAAAGCTTATATCATTTTCTCACAAATTGGGTAGCCTTATTGATTTCCATGTTAACGATGAAAAGGCACAATTGATACTCAATGATATTGGCACCATGATAAGCAAAATGCAAGCTCACATTCTTAATAAGATTAAAACTTTATAAATGGAAACACAATCCCAGCAAGTCGAATTAATATCAACTGAAAGCAAAGACACAGCATTGTACCTGCTTACTAAGGCCGAAATTGATACGCAGATCGCAACCGCAAAGGCATTCCCTCGTTCATTACAAAAGTTCAGGGACAAAGCATTAAGCATGGCAACGCTTAGCGAAGATATAGCCGCAGCATGCACATACGCTTTACCTCGTGCCGGCGGGAAGCTAGAAGGGCCAAGTATCCGCCTTGCTGAAATAGTAGCCGCATCTTATACTAATATCCAATATGGCGGCAGGGTTATAGCCAATGACGGCAAAATGATAACAGCGCAGGGGGTATGTATAGATCTTGAAAACAACGTAAAGGGAACTGTTGAAGTTAGCCGCAAGATTACCGATAAGAACGGCAAGATATACAATCAGGATATGCAGGTAATGACAGGAAACGCAGCTATAGCTATTGCCGTCCGCAATGCGATATTCAAAGTTATTCCAGCAGCGCTAATCCAGCCCATACACGATAAGGCCAAGGAAGTGGCAAGGGGAACAGCAGAAACAATAGTAACACGTAGGGATAAGGCTATATCCTATTTCAAATCATTGAGTGTTACCGAAAAGCAGATTTGCGACGTATTGGAAATACAGAAGATGGGTGATATTGACCTCGACAAGCTGGAAACGCTTACAGGTATAAAATCGGCCATTAAGAACGGGGAAACAACTGTAAAAGATGTTTTTGAAAAGGATAATCAAATCATATCACTTGAAGACCTGCAAATGTTGTACGACTTCAAAAAGGACACATTATCAGAAGATGAAAAAAAGAATGCAGACAGGATTTTAGAAAACAAAGAAGAAAAAAGCTATAACAAACTACACAAACTTTTACTCTCTAAATAAACCGATATGATAAACAACATTGAGCGCATCGGCAACTTCACGTCGTCTGAAATATATAACCTAATGACCACAGATAGGTCAGGTAAAGGGTTTGGCGCTCCTGCAAAAAACTATATTCTTGAAAAGAACTTTGAAAGAATTGCTGGAAAACATATCTCAGAGGAAAGCAATGCAAGGCCATTGGTTTGGGGCAATACGCTTGAAGGGATATTGTTCGACATGCTGGGTATAGAATATACTCTCACGTCAAAGGAGACGCTTAAGCATCCGACTATAGCTAATTGGTATGGCTCGGCAGATGGCACCAGAGAAGACAAGGATAGGGCAGTAATTGATATTAAATGCCCATATACACTAAAGTCCTTTATTCAATTGGTTCTTCCACTTTATTTGGGTTTAGAAGAAAGTTTAATAATGGATGCCTTGCGTCATGGTTTCGTTTTGGATGGAAAAGAATATCCAGCTCATAAATCAGCAGAACAATATTACTGGCAGCTTGTTTCTAACGCCTGTATAAATAATACCGATTGGGCTGAACTGATTGTTTTTATGCCTTATCTATCGCAGATTAAGGACATTAAAAGTATGGCAGAAGGTGACAGAAACGCATACTTCATTTGGTCTGCGGAAGATAACGAATTGCCCTCGATTCAAGACGGGGGATTTCTAAAGAACATCAATATTATAAGGTTCCAGGTTCCACAGGCAGATAAAGACTTGCTTACAAGTAAGGTGCAGTTAGCATCCGAACAGCTTATTGATTTTAAAGACTTGGTTTATACTCACGATTTTAAAGCGGCTACTGCATAGTGTAGCGTAAAAATGATGGAAGAACAGAAAGCATCAAAGGATATGGAAACGCAATAGTACCCCAAATAGCATATAACATTTTTAAAGCAATTGAATCAACCATGCACACCGACACATCATAGCAGTACTTTATATCTGAGATAACAATTTTTACAACACACGAGAAAATAGAAGTAATGGGGAAAAAAGATAGTTTCTGGTTCACACACGATAGCGATGCTGCCAATGACCCTAAGATGGTAGCGCTTATATCAGTTTATGGTTGGGCCGGATATGGGATGTTCTGGAGGTTTTGTGAATTGCTACGGTCTGAAAATTCATATAAATATTCTATAAAGTCAAAATATGCTTATGCCTCTTTGGCAGACACATTGAAAATATCGCTTGATGAATGTAAAAAATTTATCACATCCCTTATAGAAGATTTCGAGCTTATTAAGACAGATGGCAGCTTTTTGTGGAGTGAAAGTTTGGTAGACAGGATGCAAGGTTTTGATAAAAAAAGGGAAGAATTAAGAGAGCGCGGAAGGAGGGGTGGACAGGCAAAACAGGCAAAAATTGTAGCACAAGTAGAAAATACCTTAGCACAAGTAGACAAAAACGGTGCTTGTGCTAAGCAAAAACGTAGCATAATACAATACAATACAATACAAGATAGTAAAGAAGAAAATAAAGAAGAAAAATCGCCATCACCGAAAACTGTTTTTGGAGACATGGTTTTTAAACCGATAGAAACTTTAGCCTCTGATGCCCTTGAAGACGAAATTTATTTTTTACAACACGTCTGCCGAAATAACAATCTATCGCCACCCGAAGTTGCTAAGCACATGGCAGATTTCGTCAGTCACCTAAAATCCGTTAGCATTTTACAAAAATCAGTTTCGGATTTCAGAACGCACTTCCAGAACTGGATAAAAAAAAGACCTCCAAAAACACCTGCTCAACCGGTATCACACATCCCAAAGGCAACAAAGGAAAGTTTAAAAAAGTATGGATAAAAATATAAACTATCAGGCTTACAAGCATTACAATGGCGATCTGGAAGATGCTATACTCGGCGCTTGCCTTTTGGAAAATGACGCATTGTTCAGGGTTAGAAACTTTTTAGAACCTATTCATTTTTTCTTTAAGATCAACCAGGTTATATACAAAACGCTTTGCGAAATGTGGAATAACGGTGAGCAAATAGACCTGATAACTGTGACGCATTCCCTTTACAAAGAAAAACTGGATAAAGAATTTAACGAGTATGGCAATGCTGCTTCATACATGTCGGGTGTAATGGCAAATGTGGTAAGTACAGGGCATCTGGAATCTCACGCTGTTATACTTCGCGAATTATTTGCCGAAAGGGAATGCGTCAGAATTCAGGCGGATGCTGATAACACAGGCGGGGATGCTATTGCTAAAATGCAGGATATGCAGGAGCAGATACAGCAAGCATTAACACTACAGACAACGGACGACTGGAAAGACATGAGCCAGGTGATGTATGAAGTTTCAAAACACATGGAAAACGTTAAGGGTAAAGATTTATTGGGCTTGCCGTCTGGCTACCCGACTTTGGATAAACTTACTTACGGATTTCAACCAGGGGATTTAATAATAATTGGCGCGAGGCCATCTGTAGGTAAAAGCGCATTTGTCGGCTCTATGGCTGTCAATGTAGCAAAGAAAGGACATAAGGTAGGTATTATATCGCTTGAAATGCCTGAAAAGCAAATAGGATCACGTATGGCCTCGTTTTACAGTGATGTGGAGTTTTGGAGGATATACAGAAATAAGTTTGAAAGTGATGAACAGGAAATGTATGTGGCAAAAGCTTTATCAGAAATGGCGCTTTTGCCGATAAGTATATCAGATACCACCAATGTTGGCGCATCTGATATACGAGGTAAAGCATATAATCTGAATAAACGCGGTAAGCTCGATATGCTAATGATAGATTACCTGCAATTAGTGGAAACAGAGAGTGGCAAGAATGACACAAGAGAGCGTGAGGTAGCCAAACTATCACGGGCGCTTAAATTGCTCGGCATGAGCCTTAAAATACCCGTTATAGTCCTTTGCCAGTTAAACAGAAAATCAGATGAGCGCACTAATAAAAAACCACGAATGAGCGATTTGAGGGAAAGTGGCGCGTTAGAGCAGGATGCTGATTTGGTAATGATACTTCACAGGGACTGGAAAAGCGGGATTTTAACTGATGAAAATGGGGAAAGCACAGAATTTAAAGCTACATGCATTATCGAGAAAAATAGAAATGGTGAATGCAGAGAAGTTGACTTGTGTTTTGACCCTGATAAAATGAAGTTCTATGAGAAAGATGAATTTGATAATTCTTTAAGGCTGCCAACAAAAATGCCTACAGAAACACAGCAAAAAATAACTAATAGGATAATAGGTGAAAAAGACTTGCCATTTTAACAATAACCCATTTTAAAAACTGAAAAGATGATTGAAAATAGATATTTTATAAGTCCATACATCTACCCTGGTATGATTGCAAACTACATAACAGCAAATGATATTATAGAAAGTGTTTGCTTGTGGTATAAAATAACAGTTGAAAAGGTCATGGAGGTTTCACGGAAAAAAGTAGTATGCGAGGCAAGGCAGGTTATCATGTTCATTATAAGGTTGAGATTGAAATTTGTATTAACGGATATAGGTAAGCTTTTCAACAAAGATCATACTACAGTTATACACAGTTTGCAAGCCGTTCAAAAAATGCTGGACACAAACTATTTACCAGCCGACCACATTATTTACAAATACATTAAAAACAAAAATTAAATATATTAATCATGACAAAAAGAACAACCGCATCAGCTGCAACAATTTTTACCAAAAGAAGAAAAGTTATGAAAATATTGCATCTAACACTAAGGCGGAAATGGTTTGATATGATTGCTTCTGGTGAAAAGAAGGAAGAATATAGGGAGTTTAAAGATTATTGGTTAAAAAGACTTAGCGATTTCTTTACGTCTTCACCTTTTAGCTTCTCGTTTCATGAATATGATGTAATAAGGTTTAGAAATGGATACTCAAACGAAGCGCCAATTATTGATGTAGAATGTTTAGGTATAATAACAGGGTTGCCACGCCCTGAGTGGTCTGATAATGCAAAAGGCAATCACATTATAATAAAACTTGGTAAAATAATTTCAACATCTAATTATGCCCTACCTACAAAATAAAGGCTTTGACAAATACCTTACGCAGGAAGATAACATCCAGATAGCATTGATAAGATGGATAACCTACCAGTATCCCAAAGCAGTTGTACTGCACATACACAATGAAGGCAAACGCAGCAGGTTCGAAGTATGGAAGGCTAAAAAAATGGGTATGCAGAAAGGGGCAAGCGACTTACTGATATTCTTTAACGGCAAGTCTATTGCTATCGAACTGAAAAGCGATAAAGGAAAAGTGAAGCCTGAGCAGATCGTATGGCAGACAAGGTTCAAAGAAAGTGGTCATGCAGCCTTTATATGCAGGGGATTTGATGAAGCAAAACAAGTTATTGAAATGAGTTTTAAAAGTTAACCTATGCAATACGGAGTTATAAAATCAGAAGGTAAATGGTGGGTCATGGAGTATCTCGGAAAACCACCAATAGAGGAAAAAATTACAGATGAAAATAAATGGTTTCGTTATATAAGTAATTATAAAGATGCAGTCACAAGCCGACTGCCAACACTCCCTGAGCACTCAGATTATTGGGCTAAACTGGAAGGGAAAGTTATTGAGGAAAAAGAGTTTGAGAAGAAAGATTTCTTTGTGAAAGGCAGTTATCATAATACATGTAGTATATGTAAAAAAGAATTTTCAGGTACAGATAAATTTTGGTTCTTGTGTCAAAACCACTCTGCTTACGTCATTCCCAAACAGGAAAGTCAAGAGGATTTGTGGGAGAATGCATTTGCAGAAGCCGCATTAGAAGCTAACAACGTAATAGGATTCAAAAGCTATCTCAAAAAACACTTCACAATCACAAGAAAATGAAAACATACGCAGAAACAAAAGGTAAGGCACCATTCGACTGGAAAGCGTTTTTGGAGAAGGAGAGCTATACAAAGGATGAATTATTTTACGCTAAAGAATTGGCAAAAAATTGGGTTACCTGCGCTTGCGGTAATCAGTGTGATGTAATTCCAAGAGGTTATGACGGAAAACCGTTAGATCGTCGCCTAAAAAAATTAGGACGTGAACTCTTTGTGTGTATAAATGCAATGTGCTATCCTTTTGAAGATAGTGAAGAACAATTTGAATATTGTAGACAATCCGCCATCTCTACTCTCCACGCCATTGAAGCCCGCTCACAGGAAATCATTAACCAAATAAAAAAATAATAAAAAACATGATAGCAATTTTATTTTTACCTGCCTTGTCTATTGTCTTTATGGTGGTAACAATAACTTATGAGTTTTTCGAATTAAAAAAAATAAAAAATAAAAAACAATAAAATGAAACACACGCTTTTACTATTACTTATTATCGCATCATTTACGGCCGATGCACGGAAAATAACGCTTATCTCAGGTAATGGCTATGCTGTGAGTGTTGACGCTACACATCCATCACCATTCTTACCAGGGGACACAGTTCTAATATCTTCATCTGTAAAATGGACTTACTTCTCGCTAACAAATATACATGGCACAGCATTACAACCTATAGTGTTTATGAACTATGGGGGACAGGTGCAACTATCAAACGGGTTTGCCATACAGAATTGCACCTACATAAAGGTATTGGGCATAGGCAGTACTGATAAATATGGATTCTACGTGTCAAACCCACTATTTAACGGCGTAAGCGTAGATATATTCGGTCGCTCCTCAAATGTTGAAGTAAGCAATATTGATATTTACAAAAACCTGTATGGCTTTTGGATAAAGGAGGAACAGCAATGTACTGATAGCCTGAACGCTTTAACCCCTGCAAACCCATTAGGCTGGACTATAGATAATATTAGCGTCCATGATTGCCGGATTGTAAAAATGAACCAGGAGGGAATGTATATGGGCTCTACCGACCCTAATGGCATAAGAGGTGTATCCTGCAACGGCAAAACTATATATCCAACTGCAATGCGCTTGTCCAATATACATGTGTACAACATGATAATAGATAGTTGTAACCGTTCTGGGATGCAATTATCAGGTGCTAATGCAGGTAATAACAGGCTTAATAATAATCATATTACTCACGTGGGGTTAGAACTGAATACACAACAAGGACCCGGTATATGGCTGGGAGGGTTTACAACGGCAAGAGTAGATCACAATACTGTTTCATCTACGTATTTAGGCGGCATCTTCTGTCTTGGTGCAGGTTGGCAGTACATAGATAGCAACACTATAGACAGTAGTGGCATATTAGGAACCGTTAAGGCAAATGGTATGGCTGGGATAATGGTTGATACCCGACCAACGACAAATCCAGTAGATAGCGCTTTTGTTTCTATTATAGGGAATAGCATTGGGGCTAATACAGATGTGCCTATACATATTATGAATGACTACTGTTGTTATGGAAAGGGAAATGTCATATGTGGTAATACGCCAAAAGTTGACCCTCCAAATATTACTTACAACCAAAACAATGTACCGTTTACTTATAGGAGTATATGTCTTACTATACCGCCTCCGCCTGTTTCAGTTCCTGTTTGGGACACTATCGCAAGGGGTACAGTCTATGAAGTTGACAGCAATAAAATAATTAAATATTACATCGTAAAATAGGAAAGTACATGACAATAAATGAACTAAAAGAAGGTTTAATGTGGAAATCAAGTGCTGGAATGTTTTATACATTATTAGAAATTGGAGAAATAGCCTCAATAATTAGTTATCATTCTAAAAATATTCCATATTCTTTCCAAACCACTATGAAAAATATGGATATTATTTCAGGTTTTGAAAAGGGCATATTTTATCAAATAGGATGTTACTAATAAATAAAACTTTAAAACCAACCTACAATGTGGATTAGCGTTAAGGATAGATTGCCGAATAATGATGGGGTCTATTTATGTTGCGATAATGAAATGAATCTGCCGTATTTAGCAACTTTTGCGAACAGTAAATTTATTTATTGTTATAATGGAGAATTATCGGATTTTACTAAGTACATCACCCATTGGATGACAATACCTCCAAAACCTAACATATCCACACCATAATATGATTATTCAACTTATTATTTATGAAAAATAATAAAATACCCAAAGACATAGAAATTAAAATTGAACAAGAAGCCAATAGCGTCTATTCACATGAAATGGATTTACTTAAGCACAAAGCTTTTAGAAAAGGTGCTTTATTTATGTACAAAATAATGAAAGATAAAATAGATGCATTGCAACTGCAAATAGATGAACAGGCTATTGCAGACGAAGAAGAACGATTAAGGTATAGCCCGGATTAACATATCCACACCATAACCCTGTAACATTACGCGTCCTTACTTTCGCGTATGGAGTACAACCTAAAGGGCTACGACCTGAAAGAGAAAAGGATAAACGGAGTTGTCATATACGAGATATGGAAGGATGGGATGTTAATCTACAATACGCATGTGTGGGTAGACTATAATAACATGATTATTAGACTGCAAAAACGTAAACGATGACATACTCAGAAAGCTTACAAAAGAGAGCCGAGGAAATGGCGAAGGCACAAACGGATACACTACCAAAATGTAGTGCAATTTACATTGCAATAACAAAATAAACCTTGTTTGTAGTGCACAATGCACTACACCTGTGACGGATAGGGTGGGTTTTACCTTCTGAAACTAAACTTCGAAATTTACTTTTATGTGCAGGAAAGTCAACATGTGCAAATAAAGCACAGGTTAGTTTGCAGTTGTTTTAAAACTATCTACAATACCACATACCCCTCGCTATCTTTCTCCATTGTCAATAACTGTTCCCATGTGTAGCCAAACCTGTTCTCAAAATGCGGATGATCGGGCACAGGAAATGTACCGCCCCATTCAAGATTGTATTTAGTGGCAATAGGTACAAGTCTACTCATATCAAAGCTCCAGTCAATGCCGCTATCAGTAAGTACCGCCAAGTCGATTGCAAGGCCGTAATTATGATAAGATTGCCCACCTTTGGCGTTTGTTACTATCTTCTCCGGCGTTGTCCTTCCCTGTGCATATAAAGCATCCTGTTCCCCGAAAGTCCTGAGCCCCTGCGTTACTCTTAGGTTGATACCAAAAGCATTATTACACTCGCTAACGAATGCAGTAAAAGTATCTCTCAGCTTCGGATGGGTGAGCGCAATTCTTTTTTGGGTAATTGAGTCCAATTAATGAAATTTAAGTTACTTTGTAAGCTCGAGTTTACACTTCTCTATTCTATTTATTGAATCATTGTAATACTTCTCATTTGTTTCAAATCCTATATATTTTCTGTTCTCTTGCAAACAAGAAATTGCAGTAGTGCCGCTTCCCATGCAGTTGTCTAAAATAACATCATCTTCATTTGTATATGTGCGAATGAGCCACGAAAACAATGGTACAGGTTTTTGTGTGGGGTGCTTTACTGCGTTTTCTGTTTTGCCAAATATTGCACCATTCCAGTTTGTTATTTTAAGTATGGAGGATGGAAATCTATATCCAGTTTCTACCCAACTGTTGCTACGAGCGGTTGAATAACCTTCATATAAGCCGCTTCTTGTTTTTCTCGCCCTACCCATATCTTTTACGTCTATCTTCTCTTTTTGGACATTATAAACGGGAAGTTTTTTATAGAAGATAATAATATTTTCATGTCTGCGTAATGGACGTTTATTAGCGCTTAAAAAGCCCATTTTTGATATTTTATCCCATATTATTTCATATCGGAAAATATCTCTTGCGCTATTTATTAAGTCAGTAGTAAATGGCTGTTGTGAAGTGAGCACAATAGCCCCGTTATCTTTTATTACTCTCCGATATTCAGCCCATAGTTTTTCTAATGGAATTACTTTATCCCACTCACAATTTGTGGTTCCATAGGGCAAATCACATAATACCATGTCTATTGATTTATTATCAATCTTTGACATGCCTATCAGGCAATCTTCATTATAAATAATATTTGTTTCCATTTTGGTAATTAAATCCATTTTTGTAAATTTGAAATGAATCTGAAACGCGCAATGCCGCTGGTCTATAGCCAATAAGTAAGTAGGATTCCTCCGGGGCATCGCAAGTGCCCTTTTTATTTTATACCATTATGCCTTTCCTGCCTTTATTAATCCCAATTGAGTATTGACAAGGGCGTTTGCTTCTGTGGTAGTAATATTCAATACACTTTCCAATATCTTCTCAGCAATATTCAGCCAATGTTTTCCCTGCCATTCAGCCGGTAACTTAGCAATGTTTGCAAGGATGTACTGGATAATAGCATCAGCCTTAGCAGTTGGGTCAGTGATGGTAGATGTTGCCTGTTCAGCACCTTGCGCTATTTCGATAGTAGCAAGACCTTCTGTAACAAGTTTATCCAATTCACTGTCTACTGCTGTACCAATTCCTTTAGGGAACATTGCAGCTATTGTAGCTGTAGTTGGATTGCTTAGAAAAGCCTTTGCATTATTCAAATCTTTGACCAATGCATTTGTTGTATCAGTAGCATTGTCAAAATCTTTTGGCATGTGTCCAAAAGCCAAAGCGATCTCGTCGCCAATCTCATGAAAAAAAGTTGTTGCACTCATTGTTTTTTGTTTTTATTGGTTAAAAAATTATACTTTTATAAAAATTTAATGTATGTCAACTCCTGCCCCCGAAATTTGCACAACTACAGATTATTCTGATTATAGTTCTGCATGTTCTGCAGCATCTTCAACCACCACACCAAGCGGATATAAACTACTCACAGCTATTATACAGTGGTGTAAAGACACCTTGAAATACATATTAACGGTTATTTTTGTCTATATAGGTAACTAACTTTATTACCCTATAGTGAAATAAATCCTTAGCTATTCTCGTTTGTTCCTTATAATAGTTAAGGTCTTTGTACACTTCCTTACTTCCGCTTCTTGTTTGTGTCGGGGAGATACAAAGTGTCGTGAATAATAGTAGGTAACCTTTGGCTGATAATAATGGCATCCCTTTCAGTACGCGCATCCGATTCCCGCCAATAATCCCTGTCTTGTTTAGTAGTCTCATACCGTTCATCACGTAGTTTTACATTATCCTGGTATAGTTCAAATACAGCCCACGCCAAGCCAACAATAATTATCTCTTTCGTGTACTTCTGTAACGCCTCTAAAGTTTCTTTGTCCCATATAGCCACCTCTTATCATTTTAGTTTTTCTTTGGATGATCCCGCTTTATATTAAATATCACTACATAACAATGAATACAGACCATGATGCTTGCCAGTAATAAAAATGCCGTATGGTCTGTAGGTCTTACTATCCTTATTACACAACTCCAAAACGTGATGCTCACACAACACAATAGAGATATATACCGCTTAAACTGTCTGTCAGGGATGATCCGTACAAGCATCTGATGCAGTAGCATGAGCCCGATAATCAGGCTTGCAACCATTGTCGATATAACTATAGTACTATAAATCACTGTCTATCCTTTTTATTGCTTTCTTCTTTATCAGAGGCCACACAGTACTTATAAACGATGAGAACACACCGACTATAAGAAGTTGCCAAAATGCATCTAAAGACGAAAACGAAACAATGATAAGCACCACACAGCCGCCAGTTATGCCAGCCATCCAATTACGCAGTAGCTTCCAAAACTTTATATCCTCATTATTGAGCAATGCTGTCGTTGTACTGCCGAACAGTATAACTATAGCTGCCTTCGCGATCTGTGATAGCAATGTCCCTTTGTCGCTCATTAGTTATCTTTAAAATCCCATCCGAAAAACTTTGTACTGAAGTGTACAAGAGTATTGCCGATAAGCAGCCATTTGTCTATTTCGCCAACCTGTATTTGCGACAACGGCAATTGTGTGCTTATCAATGCAAATAACCCTGAAGCATACAGTATGCCTCTGAATATCCAGTTTATCCAGTTTGGGGTAGGGTGGTTAAGCTGTCCCAATCCTACCTTTATAACCTTCCCCGCATCTGCCTGTTGTTGATCTGTAAGTTGTGCCATAGTTTAATATTTTGCCTCCCAATAAAATGTCAGATTATTTGTACCGCTTGCTGGTGCTGATGTATAGTGTACTGTTATGTTTGTAGCATCTGCAGTTATGTAACTTATGCCTGTTGTTGCCGAATTTCCTGCTATCACATTAAAATAGGTTGGTATCAGCCCGAGATTGTGAGCAATTGTAAAAGTGGTTGCTGATCCGGTACCGGATTGTGTCGATGTACCTGATTGTAAAGGAGTATTGCTTAATACCCATGCAGTGCCATTGTCTTTAAATACTTCGACACTATTATTTGGGATATTGTTTATGGTTGCCCCATTTTCGTCTATAGGTTTATTTGTGTTGAAATTGTATACAAATGACCCAGTATTTTGATCGATCAGAACAAGTTCATCACCAGTATTTGTTGACGGTGTAGGTAAATTGATCGCCCTATTGGCTGTAATGGTTACGAGTGTCTCTATAGTATTGCCTGCGGCAATAATGGTAGTGGCATCGGTATTGGTAACATTGGTAAGGGCAAGCGCCTGTGCCGTGGTAAGCGTCTGGTCATTAGAATTCGAAGTATTATGTCCTAAAATTAAAAATCCTCCTGAACCTGGGTAGGCGGCGGGACTGCTTATTATAGGTTCATTTATCGTAAAGTTTGCAGTGGCAATTTTCGCAACCTGCGTAGCACCTATTTTAATTAATTTGGCAGTAGGTGCAGTACCTGCACCTGTAGCATCCATTGTTTCTGTTACTGTCGCTCCATTCACATTAAGCTTATCCTCTCCCATGTTATTAATGTCGCTTGAGTTGCCAACCGTTACCTGTGCCTGCGTTCCTGCCCCGTTAGGGATAACATCCACTGTCGTTGATGTATTTGCCGATATCTGCGCTTGTATCTTTAATACACCAGCCGCCCCGGTAGTGTAAAGGTTGGGGGTGCTTATACCAACGGTGTTTGTATCTACGGTGTTTTGCTCCGTATGGCTATACGCCCACTGTGTCAATGTTACTGGATACCAATCGCCAGAACTCCCAAAGTTCCACATATAGACACTGAATGTATTCGGTGTAGTTATATCAATGGCCCTTCCCTGCAATTGATCGATATTAGACCATGCAGGTGTCGTATAGACACTTCCATAAGCTACTTCCTTCCAGAATTGCCCAATCGCACCATGTGGTATTCGTCTTATTGACTGATCACTATCCTTGCAATAAGTGTCACCGGGATTATCTGAATAATCAGTAGTATAGTTTATATACTGTTTGGATCTGCCAGCACTATGGGTTTCTTTACGGATTGGGTCATAACTTGTTCCAGATACAACAGAGCTTCGTACGTCATAGTTTTGGGTAAAAGGATTAAGGAATTGCGAGCCCTGCGCAGTTTTACTATTGTTCGCTATCTTACTTGTTCTGTAATTTATAGAAAACTCATACGGCGTATTCCAGCTACTATTTTGCTGTCCTGTTATGGTTACACTCTGTAGTGGTTGAGTGCGATCACTGAATATGAGTTTTATAGTGCTATCATTACATTTACCACCCGTAGGGTAACCGTTTAATGCATTTATATTATTCGGAAGAGGTCTCTGTATGGAGGCTTTCTCAACCCATCCAGTGGGTGTTCCATTTACAGATGCGGCACTATTGACAAATACAAGTAAACTATCCTTTTCTGCACCAGCAGAGCCTGAAGTATTAACTACATTACGCTGTGGTATAACACCTATCCAATTACTTCTTGTGGAATCTGCATAAACCCATGGTGAAACACCCTTTACTCCTGTAATACTCGTATTAGTAGCCCCCGCGTCAGTCCATGTAATATTAGAGCCGCTATAAACACCCTGAAACTGTTCTACGGGCAATTGACCCCCATCATTACGTCCTAATAGTAAATAGGTTTGCGTAGATGGCATATAGTCCCATGAAGGTTCAGTAAGGGCTACTCCCGTCGCTATTCTATCCGATGTTAATACCTGGAACGTAGTAGGATTAATTATTTGCAGCACGTTAAGCCTTCCTGTTGTATAAAACCCCTGCAATGCCGTGTCACCACGACCTATTACCATATGGCTGAATGGTGTCATGCTGGCATTATCCCACCCTGAAAGTCCTGTTATTTCCGTATATGTGAAAGTGTGCCCCCTATCTGTTGACACGCCTACAAATCTCTTTGTAACCAATCCTACTGGATCATAAGTACGGAAGAACCAATATAGGTTGCCATGCCATATACCACCACCATAATTGCGTACGTCTGTCGTTGAACTGCTATATAGATAAACCCTGGGTTGCCATGTTACACCACCGTCATAAGTCCAGTAAGCTACAGCTTGCCCATATGGCGTTATTTCCCATTTTGTACTATCGAATCTTACAATATATTCTCCTGTATCATTGCTCCACCATACAAGCAAGCCCTCGCTTATATTATTAGTATCCGTAACAACTGCCTTTTGTGTATTTATATTATAAAAGTTGGTGTTATCTGTGCCGCTTTTTTGTATAGATGCGTAATAAATTGACTGGTTGGTATACGTATTGCCAGCAACATACGGAGTAAGCAAAGCGTTAGATGCTGTATCGCCTCCAATCACCCCCTGTACCCTTGTGTTTGTGTAATATTGATTTGAACCTTCAGCTACATTAGTTGTAGTTAGGGTTATAGCCCCTCCGACAGGAGATTGCCCGTTTACGGTTTGAACACCCCCACTTGCGAAAACTGTCCAATTTGCATTAGTTAATCCACCTTTGAGCTGATAAACAGTGTCTGTTATAGGGGTACCTACAGCAACCAACATATCCTGCTTTCTACGTGCCATTGGTATAGCATTACGCGAGGCTATGCTTGTTACGCACATATATCCGCCCACGCCCAAAGTATCATCATGAGTTCCATATCCAGTATCTGTTGTAGAGTTTGGAATAATAGGCGCGATAATCTTTATGCCTGATTGAGCATAAGAGTAAACAGATGCCGAAACTATAGCTAAGAGTAAAAATATCTTTCTCATTTCTTATTGAATATTAAATGTTAGTCCTGCTGATGTTGGTGTATTTTGTACGTATATGATATAACTTTCAATGTCTCCCGATGCATTAGTAAAATTTCTTACAGTCCTTGTAAATGCCCCTGTACTATTAAACCCATTTATATATATCTGTGAAATATTACCAGGATCTAAAGACGCTAAAAATGCTATCACCAATAAAGAAGGAGTACTATTTGAAACAATAGTATTTGGCTGTGTTCTTGACGTGTTGAACGCTTGCCCTGCCAAGCCTTTGATATCTGCATCTGATGGGCTATTGTCTCCAGCTGTTACAAACCCATAATACCATTTATTATACCATGTTACAGTAGCAGTTGAGGTAGCTGTTTTATTATCAGTAGTTGTAACAATATTCTGATACGAACCATTTGTATTTATTGCAAGCGTTGTACCTGACGTACCAGAAGCTGTGCCAGGTGAACCAGGTTGGCTAAATGACTGATTTACACTATTAACATTTATTGTTGAAAGTGTATTTGTTGCCTGAGAACTTGTTTTTTGCCTACCACCTGACCAATTAAAAGTTAGGCTTATGGTTCCGGCTGAGCCTTTTTCCAGTTGTATAGCGTTTGATGTTGTGCTATTATATGTTATTGTTAAGCCGCTTGTCGGAACCAATGAAGGAAAAGCGATAGAGTTTGCCACACTATCAACATAGTATTTTGTTGCTATTGTGTTTGTGGTATCTCCAGTATTATTAGTGCTGTCAAGCTGGATAACCCATTTTGTGCCATTATATACATACTCATGCAGTGTAGGTATATCATATATCTGTAGCCCTCTAACAGGGTTCTGTATGCTATCTTTATAACCTCTTGCACCCAATAGCCCCAATTTTGCGTTGTCGTTGCCCAATTCCATGACAGCAGCACCATTGGCATAAGTACGGGTGCCTTTGCCAATAGCCATAGAGCCAGTGAAGTAATACTGATCCCATTGCTGCCCATTCTGTGATTGCGCAACCGCCTGTGATGCAACAAGAAATAATACTGATATAAAAATTAACCTTTTCATTATTTGAATATTTGTAAGACGCATAGTTGCCCTGCATCAAGTGAATTGAATATTATAGTCCCGTTTGTTGGCGTTAATGTTGCTGGATATAAAGAGCCCTCTACAAAAAACATCACACTAATAGCACTTACCAAGGCATCATTCGTAAATGATGTTTGGCCTTGTGTTGAAGTGAATGTTATTGGCTCTGTAGTGGTTATTTGCCCTGATGGGGTTGGTACTTGCCCTTTTTTATATTGCATGAATAACCGCTGACCCGAATAATCATGTGATCCTATATTGATTGTTGCCGTTCCCGCAGTTGCATTAAGGGTAATATCAGGCGTTCCACTGTCTACAATTACATTAAGCGGCTCTCCTTCCAACAGTGCAAGCGTAATGCTTATCGCTCCCTGCAATTCACTCCTGCTTACTGTGCCTGTGCTATCAAGAGTAAGTATTGGCAATGCGTAAATCTGAACAGTATGATAAGATTTTGCAATAATAACAACGGCATCTATTGCGCTCTTTTCTGCATAAGTTAATGGGCATCCAGCATTAAAAAACGCACTGAATATAGCTATACTCTCAGGTTGCCAATTCACAGGAGGCGTTACCTGTCCGCAAGTAGATATTGATAAAGCTCCCGGATTTAAATCATTTCCCATTTTAATCTGTTATTAGTGTCCATGAATCCGCTATTAATGTATTTCTAGCTGTTAAACTTACCGATGAAGGCGGTGCCGCCGGAGACTGTCCATCTGTATGAAATGTACCACTAGATGGTATGGTAGCCGCTCCTGTTACATAATCATTAAATACTTTATCTACACCTAAAACATTTATTTTGTTATTAAAGAAATTAATGCTGCTTAGTTGTGTCCACGCTTGATTGAGATTTACAACAGATGCTAATACTCCTGCACTAAATTCAAGTGTATGTAGTCCCAGACTGCCAACAAATAGAGAAGCGTCTAGTGTTGTAAATGCTGAACCGGCGGCAACGAAAGAGGTCATAGAGTTTGGCGTAAGTCCACCAATGCCATTGAATTTTCCATCCGATACGCTTATAGATGTAATGTCTTTATAATAAACATATATTGTGAATGGGGATCCAACCGGTAATCCAGCATACGTATGAGTTCTCACATGCGAACCTGTAGCGTATGTGTTTATAGTGCCGTCCCCCCAATCTACGTAGCTGCTAAAAAACGCAGATGTTGCAGTAAATGTGAGTGTCGTTCCTGTATTGGCAAACTGCATTGTCATACCTGAATAAACCTGCACATTATTTATATCAGTATAATACTCACCAACACCATTTTGATAGTATAAAGTATTACCTGAATAGTAAAAAATACCTTTAAGATTGTTTAATACCGATATACTGCCATTAAGCTGATTAAGATTATTTAGCTGGTCTGTGCTGTTTTTTATGGTTGTAAGTGTAGATATTATTGGAACTATATTCCCAAATATATCTTTCAGTGAAAAGCTTATAATAAGATACGGGAACGATGTATAAGTAAATATTGCAATGGGGTTGATATTTGCTGATACTGACGATTCGCTATTATTACTTTCACGTATAATAATACTTCCTGCCTGCATAGGATATAGCGGAAAAGGATTCATTGACCATTGACCACTATCATCCAAACTATATTGGAATTGATCTAAAAAACAATTATCACAGGCAAAAGCTCTATTTACCTTATCAAATATCCAATCCGGAGCGCCACGAGTGCCTGCAATATTCAATTTTAGTTTCCTGTATGGAACTGCATTTATCAATCTTGTATCATAACCTAAATCATTATATTGCGTGTCGTATGTCATCGGGACAAAACTGTCCATCCATCCTTCAGTCCGGAAACCAAATAATGCATTAGTCTGAATAAAAAAAAGATCACGGTCATTAGTGCTATTAAAATACTCAAACTTTATTGTGCCTGGAAAATCTGCAGCTATTGTTAGCGGTTCACTAACAGCCTGGGCCTGTGACCCGTCAACATAAGGAGCAGTAAATAAAAACAGGTAATTACCAGGGTTCAACATAGGAACATCTAATAGCGAGAATTTAAAATGATAGGTAGTTAATGGTATGGTATATGTCGATGAACCAGAAGCGGCAGGAAAAGTAATGGTAGCTAAATTACCGGCAAAAGCGTGTGTATAAACAGGGTTCCATGTAAATAGCGTTTTACCTGAACAGTCTATAAGCTGTATTGTTGCCCCATTGCTTGCATTTGTAGCGTGAAACTGCAATTGCTGCTGGTCATTAAATTGTATCTTCTGATTGTATGTCACCTTATTCTGCCATGACTGTATCGTATTTTGAAACCACGTAGCATCAAATTGAGGGAAATGGTATTGCGGTGCGTAAATTCCACCTAATTGCACAAACCTTATAGGTAATGCTTTAGGAATACCGATATAGTTTAATGTAGCACTCATGCGGCAGCTAAGAATTTAAGAGTTGACAGATCAGTATCAGGAGTAAGAAGGAGTTGGAAAGAGAATAATGAATCATTACCTGGATGTATGCCCGCCTCCCAAACGAAGCCTTTATATGTAATTCCCTGCCACACAAATTTTATATATCCGCGTGGATTGGTATTTAGTAAACTCCATAGGTTTGTAGGTTGTGGGCTATCAAATTTTACAAGTATAGGGATGAATAAAGGTGTAGGCAGTGAACTTATAAGTATATCTGCATATTCATCTACCAATCCTGCATCCATTTTTGACTGTAGGGTATCTGTTAACAGCCTTCCTGTAGGTGATGCAGATTGAAATAATATACTGCTGCTGTCAAGATTATGGCATATTGTATGCAATAGAGCGCCATTGCGAAGTAGATTACGTTTAGGCGTAAGACCTAAGTTAAAAGCCGTAGATGGATACTGTAGTCCATAAACGCTTGGGTTTGTAACAGGAGGCTTTGTATTTGTGGTAACCCATGCGTATCTATTAAGTTCCCAGCAAGCTTTCCCATCGAAAGATATAATACCTGATGAGCCCTCTAGTAAGTACACTGCATTGTCCTGTTGGCTGTCTGTTATTACAGTATCAGTTGGGTCAACCTCAATATTATTTGCCTGCTGATCTGCACGAGCTTTTTCTATCTCATAAATAGAGGCGTTATAAGGACAGGTCCAGTCAATTTGCTTTAAAATCCTTGTAATAGGAGTGCGAAATAGCAATGTAAGGTTATAATCATCTAAAGTGCCATACTCATTAAATGCCTGACCTGTATATCCAACGTTTATATTATTTCCAGCAAATTGAGTAAATGGCTCTATAGTTAAATTAGTTATTTCAACATCTGAAAGGTCAATTATTTCAGTTGTTGTATCAAAGAAATAGGAGAGTGGTTCCAGTCTTAAAACATTTCCTTCTATACCCATACCCATAGCCCATCTGCGAGAAGCATCATTAAAATAATCTGATATGGAAGTAGATATATACCTGTAGTTGGGGAAATTTCTTAATGCATTTCCGGAAGTGATAAATGTCTGGTACGGTATGTTATCGTATGTTGCTGATCTTGTTATAGCGCTATTGGAAAGGTAATCGCTTCTACCTGTGAACGAGGTGATTATTGGTGGGACTGGAAAACCAAAGTTCCCTTGCGTACTTGCCATTAAGGGTACAAGTTTTTCCCATACTTTATGATATCTGAATGCAGGAGTAGCTGATGGCTGATACAATACACCACCACCCATATTTAAGGTAACAAACGAGGGGGTAGAACCTGTAAATGGATAAGGAGATGTAGATGTATAGCATGCAACTGAATAAGGCTGAGCTATTCCGGGGCATGATATATTAAAAGCCAATGCATAAACTAACCCATCAGGCACACCAGATATCCCATGCTGACTTGTGACGCTTATTGATGCCGGATTTGCTGCATTATGGAATATGTTTGGCGCAGTTGTACCACCGCCAGCAGTTGGATCATCAAATGCAAAACTCAAATCAGATGTTGTTGCCAATGTTTTTTGATATATTATCTGTACAGAGCGTACTATATTATCGTTTGATACCCCAAGGATCGCAGCGCTAAAGATGGCGCTTGAGCTTACCGAGGTAAACACATCTATTATCACATTACCAGATAACCATGCTTTTAAGTTTGTAGGTGATATGTCAAGACATTCAATTAAATAGTTCTTCTTTGTGAATATCTGAGATGTACCTGTTCCGCCATCTCCTATCTGTTCTCCGATAACTATATTATTCTGCATTACCTCATTGCCAAAATATGGCGACTGTGGCGCAACATTTGACATTACAGGCACTTGCCATGACAAAGTAACAGAAGGTGGCGTTCCAATGGAATTTGATGTATTTCCTCCCGCAGTATCACCACCCTGTGCAGAGGTGAAATTATATTGAGAAGTTAAAAATGTACCATCCGTATATATGTATTCAGTATCAGCATCATCTACATTATTTATTGTCATTCCAACATTATATGTTGTATTGGCATAAGCATTCAGTAATTCTGATAGTTGACTATCCAAAGTGTTTAAAGATATATATCCTGTTGGAGATGATTTATCAGGGCTGTTATCATTATACCATCCTGAGCTATATTTTGAGAAGTCTATATTAGAAACATACAAATCGGAATATGACCAATCGTTTATGTCGTCCCTTATCTGTATGCGCAATATGCAAACTCCCTGAATACCCTGTGTTATGTAGATATCACTCAGAATTGCTGCAGCATCTTTTACAAACTTAAACTGAGTAGATAACGATCTGAATACACCATAATAGGTAGCATTTCTCGCCCATTTTATTTCTGTGTCCGTCCAGTTTATAGGGGTGGCAACTTCACATTGAGACGGCGCAGGATTTGTGGCAATAGTTGTATCTGTTAACGTTGCAACAGCCGTGCCATCCCAATAGTAATAAATGCTATTGTCAAAGTCCTGCATGAGGAAAAACCGTATTTTTTTACCAGCCGACATTATCTACCTAATGATATTCGTTCGTATTCTGCCTGTTCTTTTGAAAAACCTTTTATTATAACTGCCTTTTTTGAGGCAGTAACCATTGTTAATTGTTCTATTTTTTTACCTAATTCGCTTGTTTGCTTATCTAAATATTTGTCTATATGACTGTTTGCGTAAGCGTTGAATGAAGCGCTATTTGATGTAGTGTTCTTCATTATCTGCATGGTCTTTTCTGCTGTAAATATTTCTGCGTCTTTAGGCACATTCATTAAAGTTGGTGTAGGGGGAGTAATCCACATTTTACCATCATGCACTATCAACTCAGCACCCTTTTCGCCAACAAGTGATACGCCACCGCCTTCTCCCTTTTTCTTCCCGACAAAATATTGGGGTATAGGAGCCGATGAAGCTGCCGCAAGTTGCGCTATGCCTATAGCAGAATCAAAAGCTATAGGTATCAAATCTTCCGGCCAACCTTTTGTTGTATCCTTGGCGATAGCCTCTGCCGTATGCAGGATGACGGCAGCTATGCCAGCTTCTCGCTTAAATTTAGCCTCCGCTATATCCTGTAATTTCTTTTCCTGTGCTATTTGGTTTTCCTGTGCAGCAGATTGAGCATTTATTTGGTTTAGTTGTTGCTGTTTCTGTATTTGGCTTCCAATAGAAGCATTTACTGCCAATACCTCCTGCTGTGAGGTTAACTCTGTAGATTGTAGCTTTAATTGATTTAATTCATCCCAATGTGCAAAATTGTTATCATTTATAGTTGATATTGCATTTAACCCTTCATTTAATAGTTCAAATATTTTATCTTGTAATAATTGAGCTCGTTCTTCTTTTTTCTTGGCTGCATCATCAAAGTTTTTCACATCTGCATCATATAAAGCCTTCATTACATCATTCAGCTTAGCCTGTAAGTTGCTTTTGTCAGCATCGGATAGACTGCTATCATCTATTTGCTGCTTTAGGTATTGTTTTGATAAGTCAAGTCCAGTTATCTTAGATTGGTCGTCTATCTGCTTTTCTTTATCCTTAAACTGTTTGTATGTTATTAATCCATCCTGATACTTTTTTTCTTCTATTTCTTTCTGTTGATCTGCCTGGATACGAACATTATCTGTTATGTCAGACAGGTTTTTTAGCCTGACCTGTATATCCTGATTATAAATTTTCTTTATGCCATCCTGACTTTTTTTAGTTTCATTAGCTTCTATAAGACCATATTGAGCTGTAAGAACCTGTATCTTTTCAAGCACAACTTGTTTGCTGTTGATGAGATTTTGGTCTGCAACTGAAAGTTTGCCTTTACCACCTTGTAATTTTTCTATAGTTGCGAGTGCTTCTTTTTGTTCCTCTATTTGCGCGTCTATAAGCACTTTTTGCGCATCTTTCTCTACATTTACATAGTTTCTATATGCTAATATCCTATCTCCTAAAGATTGTGTTTCATCTTCTGAAGCAAGTTTTAGATAATCAGCTTCTGTCTGAAGGCGTTTAGATTGTTCCTGAGCGAGTTCGAGTGTGTATTTTTGCTCGTCTTTAAGCTGTGATTCAGTAAATTCATGCGGTGCTTTTCCTTTTTTGTCAGGATCAACAGTAAAACCTACTGAATCAGCAAGTTTTTTACTTGCATTAGCAGCATCTATAAAAGATTGCGATAAAAAATCTACCTTCTTTTTTGTATTTTCTATTTCGTCTGGTAGCTCATGTTTCCCAGCTGCATTGGCAGCAGCTGAATAGTTTTGAGCTATTTCTTTAAAAAATCCTGGTATAGATATGCCGCCCGGATGGTTTCCACTATTTAATGTTTGACCTACTGAACCAAGCCCGATAAGTATCTTTTGCCACGTACCAATAACTTGCGATGGGTCAGCCTGTTTTTCTAATAATTCCTGCTGTTCTTTTGTTATTGCATTTAATGCCGCTTCTGCTTTAGCCCTTAATTCAAGCGCCTCAATAATTTTAGGTGTGGCCTCGACAAATAGTTTTTCAGCATCTGACACATTGTTTATTGATTTATATTGTCCGTCCAAAAGTGTATTTAGCTGTTTTATTATTTCCTGCTTATCAGCCATAGTAGTACCGGCATCATTGAAACGGGCCTTTAATTCAACTAATGCTGCTGCTTCCTGGGAATATTTATTAGTTGATGCCTGCGCTATATCTAAAGCAGCTTTTTGTTTGTAATTGATCTTATCAACTTCCTTTCCTACTTCTTCTATAGCAAGTTTGGTAGTTCCGAATATAGCAGCCATAGCAGCGATACGAACTATCATACGGCCCACTATCCTTTCAAGTAAACCTGTAGTTTCTGTGGTTGACTTAGTAGCTATATTTGCCTTAACTGAACTTTCTGCATATGCGTTCTGTGCAGCTGTCAATTGATTGAATGCAGTTGTATTACCTGACAACGCCGACCGCATTAAATTAAATGACGCTGCTATATCCGCATTCTTAGTTATTACCTGCTGGGCTACTATATTATATTTTTCATAAGCACCCGATAAGGAAGTAACATTTGTCTGTAAATCTTTTAGAAGATTATTTACAGCCTGTAAATTTGCTGTTCCAGATTGACTTGATAATCCCTTTGTAAGATTTATTTGAGTGGCATTAATAGTTTCAATAGTCTCAACAACATCTGTCAGTTCGGCCTTTAGTGTGGCCACCTGCTCAAACGCCTGTTTACCGACTATATCATTAATATTATCTGCCATTAATAATCATTTTTAGGTTGATTATTTGCAATAAAATCTTTCAATCTGTTCACTCTTATGCAATATTCCTGCACTGTCATATCGCTCTTATTGCAAGGCACCTTAAAAGCCTGTTCATAAGAGATAAGCATCTCGTCGAAGTATTTGGATGTTAGTGGTTGCTTTTCTTCTGATTCCCCCTGTGATGCTTCTATAGCTATCTTTAGGCCATCCCGTTTTATCTCATCCTGTTTTAATAGGTTAAGTACACGCTCGAGCATATCTGACTTAGTGAAATCAAAGTTGTAACCTTCGTTCTTTAACAATAGAGACAACCTTTCATCATAATAGATATGAAGCATTTTCACCAATAGCCTCACCTTATATATCTTGACGTCAAGTAATGTATATTGTACTATCTGGTAGAGTGAGTTTATACTTGTGGCATCGTTAAGAAGTTCCAGATATTCTGAATATATGCGTAACCACAGTTCATCATTATTAGCTGAACCTAATAAATGATACCTCTGATGCAATAAGCATTCTATGAATATTGTCAAAGGAAGCGTATCACAACACTCGTATGTATTCGCATTCGAGGCGTTTACATCTTGCGTCCGTAATGGCAACTTCAAACCAAAAAGACCCGTTGGCATTCTTAACGATGGCCACTTCTTTTTGCCCTGTAGTTTTTGCTCTTTTGACTGCTTCGTTAATGACATCTTGTTTTTTTAATTCTTTCTCTTTATTTTTCTGAGCCTCACAAGGCGCACATCCTACCATATTAAAAACCTGTTAGTATCAAATTCACCCTACGCTGTAATGCCGGATATAGCACGGTATCTCTGTATATTTCTTTGCTATCATTATCAAGCCCAAATGGCGTATCTCCGTACCTTTTATCAATAAACTGGAAGTAATCCACACCAGATGTTATTACCAATTCATTTTTACTGCGTGCCATCTTCAAAGCGTTATATAAGTTGCCAGACAAATACAAATCTGGATTACCGTAACCAGGAGTGCTGTTTTCAACATACTTTTTAATAGCATATCTTCTATTGGAGTAGTTGTCAGCTTTGTAAGCCGGATTAATTGTCGTTCCTTCCTTGCTTTTACCTTCATGCAGTTGCTCTTTTATTAGCTGTAAATACTCCTGCTGATGCTCGTCAACTACTTCACCAGCCTGCTGCTCAATATCTATAGTATTGGCACGTCTCAACATTTCAGCCGCCGTACACATCTATTCTCCGTCTAATTCTTCAAGCGCAGTTTCTTCTGCTTCATGGTCTTTGTATTCCTCAGACACCGCTTTGTCATATACACTTCCTAACGCCTCATTCCTGTCGTTGTCTGATATGTGAGAAAACATATGGCTCATAGCAGAAACAAACTTTTCCTTACTGCCATAGGCAGCAACCTGTTCGCTATCGAACGCTGCAACCCTGCTTTCAACATTCATTTTTATTATCATAAAAAATATTAAAAAGGGACACACCACCTGCATAATGTGCCCCTGTGATTAAAAAACTATGTTGCTAATAATGTTACTGTACCTGCTGATTCAATACCTGTAACGCCAAGCCCTGTAAGTACTGACGGTGCTGCAAGATTTGTAGTTAATCCCTGTCCTACTGTAGGATAGTTGGCAGATCCTGTATTTAGTGTTAATTGCCATCCATCCGGATTTTGTGTAACACCTGTTACGGGTATTGCAAGACCAGTAGTTGCATTCAAAACAACCCATGCTGAGGTGGCTGCTAATGCTGTGGCATAGTATGAATACAAGTCCTGCTTGGTACAACCGAATGTTGCTGCCATGTTGTAAACACCGTGCGTGCCGCCACCTTGCGATGCTCCAGTTAATGTTGCGGTCTGGAAACCTGGCGTTTGCGCTAATACATCAAAATTGCAAGGAATAAAAGACAGATATTGTCTGAACTGATCTGCGTTATCCATGGCGAAGTTGATATACATCAATGCTGGGTTAGACTGGTCTGGTATATCCACTGTATCGACAGCGACATCTGACATGGTAAAGCCACCGAATAATTGAGTTACCCCATCGCTTGCATATAGCCTGCGCCCCCAACATACCTGATTGGCATCCACAAAAATCCAGTCATACTGACCTTGCGTCCCGTGAAACTGTAAGAAGTTGTAATAATCGCATATCCCGCCGTTGAGCCATTGGAAACCTATAATAGGTACTGCTGGCTGCAATGTTACCTTGCCGATATATGGTATTGTATATTCCTGTGCTGACTGGCTGTTTTTCTTTACTCCAACGAAGCGCCCTAATGAGTAACATCTTGTTACAGGACTATCAGATGAAGTAAGACCAGTTATTGTTGTCTGCCATGTCGTACCGTTTACACCTATATCAGATAAGCCAAAGGTTTTGCCCTTCGGTATTCCGATAACGCCTATCATACGTTTCATGTCTATCGGGCAAGACCCGAGACCTACGTTTTTGGCATTAGTGAGACATGACAGGAAATTTAAACCTGCTGCAAATACTGACATTTTTTAATTATTAATTTGGTTTACAATAAACATTTTCAATTTTTAACGTTAAATTTTTAATCTCTATACAGTCCACCCATTCGTCAATTGTGTTGGTTGTTTTGCCTCCTGTTGAGCTGTAGAGACCTTGCGGTGCCCAATTACCATGTTCTATCTTATCATGTAACATTTCCTTTAAAGGATTATATATAGCGAAGTAGCCACACTTATAAATCTGATCTATTAACTCATCGTACAATGGATCAAGAATTGGTAAAAAAGTATTTGTTTGCCTATCCTCACTTTTATAATTCCTGTCAGTGGGGTACATGATAAATATGTTGAGCGTACATGACGCATATGGGTTGTTGTTGTTTCTTACAAGGAAGTCCTCACCTAACGCTATAAGAGGGAACGTATGAAATTGCTTAGATGGATTCTGTGACCACGTCTGCAATGTCTGTATTATCTCTATAAGCCGTCCATACTGGTAATTGATTCTGCATATCTTAGGATTAAATAACTGTAGCTTGTCAAGTAGTTTTGTTTCTACATTGCTTACTAAGTACTTAAACTGTTGTTGTATGCTTATCATATACCAAATATGTTTACACCTTTAAACTCCGACCAGCAAACATCTTCTATCAAAAATTCAGGATATACCAGCGTATCGTCAGACGAACTTGTAACACGATATTTCAGCATATTCCACATTTGTTTAAGCTGCTGTTGCATAGCAGACCACGCTTTAGACATTTTACTGCCAGGCGAAGTCCTTGCGCTATTTTCAGTATTTACTGATGTCTCACCTATCATTGCAGTATTTGTTATCTTATTACGCATGATATAGTAATACACATAGTTCGCATCAGCATTTCTTATTGTCTGCCAGCCATGAAGTTTACCCCACTTGTCTACCCATTCAACACCATCTCGTAAGTCTATCCATCGTTGAGCAACAGGCGTAGCTAATAGACCATCCCTGAAAAGAGTATAGAATGTATATCCCAAACATTTTTGTAGGAAGATGTTTTCGTAATTATTAATAAAACGAATATCCTCATCTTCCTGACTGTTGTCCCTAACAGTATTTGGAATAAATATCTCGTCCTTAAAATAGGTCTGGTCTATTAGTGCCATTTGATCTATTTAACACCTTCTTTTGTCATTGTTCCTGCTTTGCCCTTTGGCAATATGGAAGTATCCACATTAGAAAGGTCTTGCTCATCTTCTGGGTTGGCGAATGTTGCCCATCCATTTTTCTTGTACACATTATGAGCAAGATTTGGATGTGTTTCGAATTCTTCTCCTTCTTCAAAATGATGCTCATTCATATTTTTAGGAAACTTTGATGTTGCTATCATTTTCATTTTAGCTCTACCATCGTAAGGCTTTCCCGTATCTTTTTCTGCCATTTTTGATGTATTTATAATTATTTACTAATTTTTTCTTCCTATTTCATAAAATCCCGCTACCGATAAGGATTGCGTACCAGTGGTTGTAACTAATACCTGGTAGTAAGCCGCTACGTTATCCACCGCTACAGTGAATATATTGGACTGAGAAGCTGTATTTGTGATAGTGTAAGCACTACCTACATTTATAAAGTTCACTCCGTCTAATGACTGTTGCAGTTGCGATGTACCTGCTCCTGTACCTGAATTCAGTGTATAGTTTACCTGGAACGCTTTGCAAAATGACAGGCCACCAATATTACCTGTACTTAATGTGGCTGTATCTGCATTTGTTAGTGTCGATTTTGATGCTGTTAATGCTGGCATATTATCTATATTTTATGGTGTTGTGATTGCAGCTATTACGTTAGCAAATGTGTCATAAACGAATGCGTGGATATGGTTTGTAGCTAAATAGCTATGCAACCTTTCTTCACCGATTACCGTAACAAGGTTCTTTGTGAAATCATCGTTTTCCCAACCATATTGAACAAAGAAGGCTATGTAGTCTCTTATAATAAACCTTGTCATATCACCACACAGAAAAGATCCCTGCGGTATCTGGTTTGATTCAATAACCTGCACGCCTTTTATCATCATACCAGTAGAACTCATAAATGGCGGTATGACATAAGCATTCTGCGTTGTCTTAACCAAGTCCATATTTGCAGCATCTATAGGATTGATGAATGCGTAGTTTGGATAAAAGTTAAAACTTGCAATCTGCCCAATGGCTGCACGAATAGCATCCATGTCATTTGGCGCAGTTGTCTTTATTGACGTATTAGTATAACCACCTACGAAAGATGTGATACCTGCGAGGTTGGTTCCTGTACCATTTCCTGATAACAGGGCATTATCAGTTGCGATAGCAACCTGATATAAAAGTTCATTCTGAATTTCCGCAGACATAAAATCAACATCTGTTATCATTTCAGTAGAAACCTTCATTTTTTCAGCTACTTTCTTAGCATCTGAACGATGTGCCTGATATTCAAAAGAGCCTAATGGCTTAGCTGCACCTTCACCTATAAACTGCGCTGTACCCTGCGGGTTTATCTTTTCAACCCATACAATAACAGGTGAACTGGTTGCTCCGTAGTTAGCGAATTGCTTAATGAACGGCCTATTACGGACAAGGTTTACTAATCCAGGAACAAACTGCGGATTTGGAACGTAAGTTGTATTTACTGAATAGTCAGTATTGGTCTGCGCTATTGTCATAGTAGTAGCAGCCTTCAATTCAAGCTTAAACCAGCCTTCGCCTTTTTCTCGCCAGTTATCAAATGACGCTTTGACTTTTGGGTCTTTCATTTGTTCGGCCATCTGTTCTTTTATAGATAGATTCCTAACTTCTGAACCCTTAGTGCGAGCCATTTCCTTTAGTCCTGTTATCGCGATACCTTGTTTACGCAATGCTTCTTCCAGAACAGTAATTTTTGTTTCTGCGTGCAAATCCCCTTTTACCTTAGCAAGTTCTTCATTGAACTTTTTGGTAAAATCTTCTTCAGTGATAACGCCTGATACATTATCACCAATAGCCTTTTCTATAACTTCATCCAACGCTGATAAAAACGCTTTCTGACCTTCGTCAAGTTTCGTCCCTTTCTTTTCAATGGATGCTACAAGGCTTGATTTTTCTTTTACTTCTGCCATGTCATTTTGGTTTAATTAATTTTGTTAGTTGTTTGAAATCTAAAGTATCAGTCTGCGCACGGCCTTGTAGCAAGGTGTCTTTAGCTGATGGCTCTAATGAAAATAGTTCTGTTATAATTTGATTCAATTGCTTTAATTGCATCTCAAAAGATTGCAACATTTCATCTGATTGAGTGCCGCTTTTTATCTGCTTTTCAAGCAATGATATCTTTTCACTTACTTTAAGTACCAGTGATTCTTTATTGTTAGATTTAACTCCCAAGTATGGAGTAAGGGCATTTGCACCGAATGCAACTGTTGAGCCCTCATACATCTTTGTTTCCTTCCATACAAATATCCCATCTAACTGGCTTGCATCTTTAGGATTTACTATTGTATTTAGCATCTTGTCAAAATCCTGCGTGCCATTCTCTACAAACTTTCCATCTACATATTTAAAACCATAACTATGGTTGTCGTAAACTTTTTCATGGTAGTTTATCAGAGTGTCATTTCCCAAAGTGGTATTGGACATCTTTGTTTCAAAGTAGATCCCAGTAATACCGCCTACACTTTTTTCTTCTAATACTTGTAGTTTACCAGGTAACTTAGACCAATCGTGATCTACAAGATGTTTTATCTTTTGCACTGCTGAACTGTCGGGGCCACGTTCTGCTATAGACTTAGCATTTGCGCCCATTAGTATTACATCAGCGTCGCTATCTAGATAATTGTAGCTGTTGAAAAAACCGGTTACAATGCGCTTAGTCATATCCACATCCTGAATATTAGCATCCATAGACTTTATGACATATGGCCTTTCTTTTCTTGTATCTATACTATGCTGCTGCATTGGGTTGTTTTTGTGGCTGTTCGTTT